GTCGTATAGCATGGGCTTTGTGGGGTGGAGATGCTGGCTTTTCATTTAGTCGTAAAATTGCAGGGCAATTAGCACAAGGTGATCGCAATATGCAAGCTAATGCGAAACATGATACAATGCAGTCAAATGTTGAGGGCTTTAAAATGACGGATGAAAAAAGAGCAGATCCTGGTGGCTTACGCTTAGGTAATTTTGTTGTGTGGAATAGCTCAGGTGGCGAGGCCTATGGTCGCGTGGAGAAAATTGCAACTGAAGGGTCAATTGCTGTTCCAGGAACAGACTTTGAAATTAATGCGGAGGATGATGACCCTGCGGCATTGATTGAAGTATATCGAGAAGGTGCAGATGGATATGATGCATCAGGCGTTATGGCTGGTCACAAGTTTTCAGCCTTGACTAAGGTTGCAGAGCGCGGATACAATGAAGATAAAGGCTATGGTGAAGATAAAGAGCGTCACATTGTAAACATTGAAGAAACTGAAAGCACAATCGTCATAACTTATGCAAAGGATGATGAGGAAACGACTGAAGAGCGTTTTGAGCGCAAAGAGATGAAGACGCGCGGCATGATATTTGACAATAAGGTCGTAGATGAAGAAATGCGGACTGTTCAAATAGCTGTATCTAGCGAAGAACCTGTTGAGCGTAGCTTTGGGACAGAAATATTAGATCACAATGATCGCAGCGTTGACCTTAGCTTTGCTCGTTCAGGTACGATGCCCTTGTTGCTGGACCATGATCCGCGCCAGCAAATCGGTGTTGTTGAGAATGTTAACCTTGATGGCTCGGCGCGTAGATTGCGCGCGACGGTTCGTTTCGGAAGGAATGGGCTTGCCAAAGAGGTTTTCGATGATGTTGTTGATGGTATCAGAAGCAACATTTCCGTTGGCTATCATGTCAACTCAATGGTCGAAGACGGCGCGAATAGCTACCGCGTTGATAATTGGCTACCTATGGAGGTTTCGGTTGTATCCATCCCTGCTGACAGGACAGTCGGCGTCGGACGTTCCGCAATAGAAGCGCCACCCGCAAAACCCAAAACTGAAACTCGTAATGAGGTAAAGACTATGACAGATGAAGTCAAAGTTGATGTAGAGGCGGTACGCGCAGACGCAGCACGTTCCGCAGCTAAAGATACGGCAGAAATGTATCGCTTGGCAGCAAAACACAGCAAGCGCGACATGGCAGATAAAGCGGTTGCAGAAGGCCGCACACTTGCAGAGTTCCGTGGTGAACTTTTGGAAGCAATCGGAAATCAGCCACTTGATACGCAAGAGATCGGCCTTACAAAAAGCGAAGTTCGTGACTTCTCTTTGATGAAGGCAGTTCGTGCGATGGCAAACCCAACTGACCGCAACGCCCAGCGCGATGCAGAGTTTGAGTTTGAAGCATCACGCGAAGCGGCACAGCGTGCAGGCATTGACCCACAAGGTCTATATTTGCCACACGACGTTTTGCGCTCTTGGAACCAACGTGATCTGAACACATCGAATGACAGCGCATTGGTTGCAGAAGCATACCGTGGCGGTGATTTCATTGACGTGCTTCGCAACTCATCATCCGTGATGCAAGCTGGTGCAACAATGCTCTCAGGTCTTTCTGGCGACGTAAAAATCCCGAAAAAGACGGCTGCATCATCTGGTGCATGGATTGCAACTGAAGGTGGCGCGTCCACTGAAAGTGAACCAACATTTGGTCAGGTAACAATGTCACCCAAGACTGTTGGCGCATTTACAGACATCACTCGTTTGATGATGATGCAGTCCAGCCTAGACATCGAGAACCTTGTGCGTAATGACCTTTCAACAGGCATCGCATTGGCAATCGACAATGGTGCGCTTCAAGGTTCAGGTTCTTCTGGTCAGCCAACAGGTATCAAGAACACATCAGGCATTAACGCTCCGACTTCTTTCGCCGCAGCTAACCCAACTTGGGCAGAAGTTGTTGCGATGGAAACTGCGGTTGCAGAAGATAATGCTTTGATGGGTAACTTGGCCTATATTCTGCCAGCGTCTATGCTGGGTGCGTTGAAAACAACTGCAAAAGATACTGGCTCAGGCTTGTTTGTTGCGGATGGTAACCAGATCAACGGTTATAATGCAATCGTTTCAAACCAAGTTACCGCTGGTGACTTGTACTTTGGCAACTTTGCTGACTTGTTGATTGGTATGTATGGCGGACTGGACATCACAGTTGATCCATTTACAGCGGCGACATCAGGCACGGTTCGTATTGTTGCATTGCAAACTGTTGACGTAGCAGTACGTCACGCAGTGAGCTTCGCACTGAATAACGACGGCGCATAATGCTTACTTGGGGCGGCTCAAAGGCCGCCCCTCCTAACGGGGGGTCAAAAATGAAATATATTATCTTAAAATCTTGCGTTGCATCAGGCGCATCAAGAAACGCTGGTGAAATTATAGAATTATCTGCGGATGAGGCAGCTTCATTGACTTCATACGGTCGTATAGCCCCCGCACCAGAACCTAAGCCGACTGCGGCACCAAAAGATCGTGCGGCAGCGCCCAAATCGACAAGAGCTAAGAAATGAAGATAACTTTGCTAAAACTGGCGCGTTGGGGCGACATTACAGCTGGTCAAGGCACTGTTCATGAGGTGCATGACGCTATTGCAGCAAAACTTATTGCGCGTGGTTATGCAGAGGAATATGACGAAATTGAAGATAAACCGCAAGAAATTGATGAAGGTGAATAATGGCTATTCCATTTGCCGATGACCTAAATGCTATATTAGACGTAGATGAATTTGCGTCTAGAGTATCTTATCGGCGTAAACTCGGCTTGGGCGACACTTCCATCACAGGTATATTTGACAACGAAACTGTCCCGGTTAATGCTGGCGGCATTGCATCGGTGCATCAAGAGCAACCGCGCTTCACTTGTCGCACGGCGGATGTTCCGTATATTGCTGAAGATGATGTTATCATTGTGAGCAGCGTTGAATATAGAGTTGTGGCTTGGTTGCACGATGGAACGGGCGTAACAACATTGCAGTTGGAAAAACAATAGATGGCGCATGTTCGTAAGCAAATAAGGGACCGTGTAGCCGAGAAACTAAAGTCGGATGTTAGCTTGGTTAAGCGACGTGTTTTCACAACGCGAGTGCATCCGTTAAATGATACTAATTTGCCTGCAATTAGCGTTTATACTGGCTCTGAATCCAGTGAGCGCATGAATTTAGGCGTAACTGACATTATTCGCGAACTTACGCTAGACGTAGACATCTACGTCCGCGAAACAAGTAAGTTTGATGATGATGTGGACGCGATAGCCGTTCAAGTTGAGGAATCATTAGCCGGGGATTTTACGATTAATGGTCTTGCTAAGTTTAGCGTATTAACATCAACTGAAATACAGTTTGACGGTGATGCTGACCAAATACTTGGTATAGCTAAGCTGACATACTCAATAAGATATGTTACTGCTATCGGTGACGTAGAATTAGCCAAGTAGGAGTTTTGAAATGGCGACACATACAGGAAGTGAAGGAACCGTCAAAGTTGGAACGGCTGGTTCAGACACTGTAATTGCAGAAATCCGTACCTTCAGCATTGAAGAAACAGCGGACACACTAGAAACGACGGCTATGGGCGACACCTCTCGCACATACTCGCCCTCACTCAAGAACTTTACGGGTTCCGTTGATGTTTTTTGGGACGAGACAGACACAAGCGGTCAAGGTGCTTTGACAGTTGGTTCTGAGGTCACGCTTAACTTCTACCCGGAAGGTGCAACATCTGGTGACACATACTATGGCGGTTCTGCCATTGTCACTGGTCGCACAATCAATTCATCATTTGATGGCTTGGTAGAGGCGTCGTTAACTATCCAAGGTTCCGGCGCATTAACGGAAACGACGGTGGCCTAATATGTCATTAGCGAAACGCATTGCAGCAAAACGGGCGGAAGAGCAACGGGGTTTTCTGGATGTGGAAGAATGGGGCGAAGGAGATCAGCCACTTCGCCTCTATTTCACAACAGTTTCGGCGCGTGACATGGAGCAAATCCAACGTAAACATAAGGATTTTATCAACAACCCTACAATGTCGGCTATGATTGATATGATTATTCGAAAGTGTGAAAGCGATGCTGGTGAATCAGTGTTCACGCTTGAGGACAAGCCGATCTTGATGGGTGAGCCAATAAACTTAATCGCTAAGGTATTTGGCTCAATCCTTGAAAGTGTAACTGTTGAGGAACACGAAAAAAACTAAGGTGCGACCCGTTTAGATATAATCTGATTTCACTAGCTGAGTTGCTTGGAAAAACCATAGGTGAGATAGAGCAAATCAGCCTTTCAGAATATAACGAATGGGTCGCATATTTCAGGATCAAGTCGGAGCAAAAAGACAATGGCGACTGAGAAGCTAACTTTCCAAATGAACGCTGTTGGCAATGCTGTGCCTGAAATGAAAAAGGTTCAGACGCAGCTTGGTTCACTTGACCAGACCATGCAAAAATCTACTGCAAATCTCAATAGGCAAGCCAAAGGGATGCACAACGTCGCCCGTGCCAATAAGGGCATGACCCGTGGCTTGGGCATGGCTTCATTGCAGTTTCAGGATATGGCGGTTCAAGCCTCAATGGGCACTAGCGCCTTGCGTATTATGACCATGCAGGGTCCGCAGCTTGCGTCGATCTTTGGCCCTAAAGGCATGATATTAGGTGCGTTGATTGCTGTGGGCGGTGCTTTGGCATTGATGGGTGACAATTCAACGAAGCTATCTTTCGACTTTAAGCGGTTTGGATCAGATATGAAGGTGGCTTTCAAGCCCCTGATTGACTTTGTGCGACCAGCGATTGATCTGGTTAAGAAAGGATTTTCTTTATTAAAGACTGGTGCGATGGCTGCGCTCAATGGCCTTGTTAACGGCATAAATACTTTTGCTGTAGTTGTTTCGAATATACCAGCAATGGTTAAAGAGGCATTTTCCCGATCCGTAGACAGAATTAAGTTGTTTCAAGCTCAATTTGGATTGTTTGTTAATGAAATTAGTTTTAGATGGCTAAACTTCACAGGAGGAATGAAAGAGGGCTTTGCTGAAACTGTAGATAGCCTTGCATCCTTAATGAACGATTTTATGGGGACAGACTTTGCAACAAATAATCTTGAACAGGCTATGAAAAGTTCGAATGCAGCTTTTAAAGACCTTAATCGAGAGTTTGGCAGCCTTATAGATCAAGAATCTAGATTGCGTGAAAAACTAGATAAGCCATATGAGAGCTATAAGGCACTTCAAGATGACTTAAATAACTTAGTTAAGATTGATATTTTCTCATATTTCAAGCGTGTAAAGCGTGAGGGAGAGGATGCAGCCGATACAATAGGAAACAAAGTCCAAACTGTAGCCGGCATGATCGGTGACAAGTTTGGCGATGCCTTCATGTCATTGGTTGACGGTACAAAAAGCGCCAAATCGGCCTTCCGCGCAATGGCTGGTGATATAATAAAAGAGCTTTACCGAGTATTTGTAGTCAAACAAATTACGGGCTTTATATCTAATGCAATAACAAGTGCATTTCCTTCTCTCGGCGCTACACCCATGAAGGCGATTGGCGGACCCGTACAACGAGGCAATCCTTATGTCGTGGGTGAGAGAGGCCCAGAGTTGTTTGTGCCTTCACGGAGTGGCTCTATCGTTTCAAATAACAATATGTCTGGCGGTGGCGGTGTAACGGTTGTGCAGAATATCAACGTATCAACTGGCGTACAACAAACTGTACGGACTGAAATCAAGTCACTTATGCCACAGATTGCAGAGAGCGCGAAAGCGGCGGTGGCAGACGCTAAACGGCGCGGTGGGTCATACGGAAGGGCTTTTGCATAATGGCTATCACTTACCCTTTAGCTTTGCCGTCACATACGGGCAT